GTGGGCACGTGAATTCCCTGTGGGAGTTTAATCATTGTGTTGGTATTACACATGACTTCACAAAGTGATGTCTTGATTCGCCTTCAAGATGAAAGATTTAAAGCGATATCCTAGTGTGAGCAGGGAGAAATAAAGTGTGAGCCGTTCCGTTGGACGCAATCAACCGCAATCAAGGAAAAGAGGTAGCGTTAACCTAACCCATCGTGAGCCTGAGAGATGTAAAGACAAAGGGTAGCCCAGACTGGCTCAACGTGGCTGTTGAGTTGGAGATTAGACGTAAGTCGGAAAGGGGAAACGATGATCTTGGAACAATACCAGAAGGATCTCGAGCTATTTCGTAAGAATAAGTATAGGTCTAAGAGATTAGCGCCTTACTTTAAGCGATTCAGTCAGGATGACGATTCTGTGCTGATCGATCCTTACGTTAAGGACGTGCTTTTAGCTCAAGGATTATCGGCCGAGGAAGCACCCCGCTCCATTTATAAGGTCGAAAAACTTTTTGAAGCATTGTCACACTATGCGCCCGGTAAAATCCCGAAGCCCAAGCCTGGTGACGAGTTCACAGCGGGAGTCGCTCTAGCGTATAAGTGTTTTGCTTGTAAGTCAATGGATGAGAAACTTCATGTCATGCCGATGACACCACAGACCATTGTGGCTGTTACCTCAAATCCATCTGGCTCTCCCGGCGTCACCAACTTCGGTTGTACAAAGGCAGAGTCACAGACACGAGCTCTTGAGCGTGGTATACAAACAATTCGATTAGAAAAGAAGCCTGAACCATGCTTGGCATTCAAGCGCACGCAATTAAACGGGAAAACTAGATTAGTGTGGGGTTATCCCTACTCCATGACGGTTGTTGAAGGGCTGGTAGCTAAGCCTCTGATCGAAAAGTTTAAGGGTGGGTGCTCGCCCATGGCCTTCGCCATGCCTGCAGGCGCACTTGGAACAAAATTGCGGGTTGCGAGTTACCACAAGGAGTGGGCCTATTCGTTGGATATGTCACAGTTTGACGCCACAATTAGTGCATCACTCATCTACATCGCCTTTGATATCCTAAAAACGTGGTTTGATTTGAGCGAAGTAGAACCAGTCACGGGCGTGACTGTCGATATGTTATTTAATATCATCGAAAAGTACTTCGTGTACACGCCTATTATCATGCCAGATGGTAACGTTTATTACGGT